CAGATTGGGCGTATCTGAGGACTGACAAGAAGCCAACCATCATAACCGGATTTAGCGTCTAATGTCCTTTGCCAGCTATGCGAGTCTTCAGGCGGCTGTTGCAAGCTGGCTTGCCCGCGACGACTTGACTGTGTTCATTCCGGATTACATCACGATCTTTGAATGCGCGGCCGCTCGCAAGATGCGTGTGCGGCTGATGGAAACCACGGCGACGTTGACGCCGGTTAATGGTGTTGCAACGATCCCGAGCGATTATCTCGGGCATCGTCGGGTTACATGGACGGGTTCGCCTCGGATCGAGTTGACCTATCTTCCCCCGCAAGTGTTTCAGAACGACTGGCCCGTCACGATCTCTGGCACGCCATCAGTCTACACCATCGAGGGTTCCAACCTTCGGTTGGCGGCGCAGAGCGATACCAATCTTGAATTCGATTATTACCAGCGCACTGCGGCTATCAGCTCCGCGCTCAATTGGCTCCTCACCAATCATCCCGACGCCTATCTATTCGGGACGTTGACCGAAGCCTATGCAGCAAACAAGAAACTGGATGAGGCGGTTGCCTGGAAATCTCGACGGGATGAGGTCTTTCAGGAAATCCAGACAGTAGACTTCAACGAGCGCACGGGCATGTCCATGCGTCTTGTTGGAATGACGCCCTGATGCTTGCCTTCGGGGAATATCGTCCCGATCTCAGCGATTACGAATCGAGTTCCGTTGCGCATGCGCTCCAGAATGTCTTGCCGCGTGGTGATGGATATGGGCCCTTTCCGAGTTTCGCGGCGGCAACATCTGCATTGCCCGCCTCGTGCCGTGGCGGCTTCTATGCTTTGAAATCAGATGGCGCCGTGCAGGTGTTCGCCGGCACCTCTCTGGGGCTATATCGCCTCGATAATACTGCGCTGACTTGGGTCAATGTCGGGCGCATCGCCAATTGCACAATCTCCAATGCCAGCCCAGGCGTTGTGACGATGAGCAATACCTTTGTTGCCAACGAGCCGGTACAGTTCTCTGCTGGTGCCGGAACGCTTCCAGCTCAGATCGTGGCTGGCACGACCTATTATGTGTCCGCAACAAGCTTGTCCGGAAGTTCATTCAAAGTTTCCGCAACTTCGGGCGGCGCGCTGATCAATACTACCGGCGGTTCCGGGACCGTCAAATGCACCACACATTATTCGGCTCTTAATTCTAACGCTCAATGGCAATTTGCTCAGACCGGCAATCTAGTCTGGGCAACACAGGCCAACGAGCCCTTGCAGGTCTTCAATCTGTCATCCGACGCGGCCTTTTCGAACTCGCTGGGTAGCCCTCCGCAGGCGGCCTATATCTCTGTCGTCGGTCGGTTTCTCGTACTCTCAGGGCTTCTCTCGCAACCCTACCGCATTCAATGGTCCGGGTTGAATGACTTCAATTCCTCGGCAAGCTGGACCTCCGGAACGAATAGCTCCGACTTTCAGGACTTCCCGGATGGCGGCATTGTCCGTGGGGTGGCTGGAGGAGAGTTCGGAACGGTCTTCCAGGATCAGGCGATCCGGAGAATGTCTTACTTGCCGGGCTCCACGATCATCTTTCAGATCGAGCGCATCAGCGATCAGGTCGGATTGTTCGCGCCCTATTCGATCGTGCGGTCGGGTTCGACCATCTTCTTTTATTCGAATGTGGGATTTCAGAAGATCGAGCCGGGCGGATTTCCGGAACAGATCGGGCGCGAGAAGGTTGATCGCACATTCCTGACCGATCTCGACAGCACCAATCTTCAACTATTGATCGGGGCTTCGGATCCCCGCAGCACGCGGGTTTATTGGGCTTATAAGTCCGGTGCGGGTGCAATCGGCACTTATGACAAGATCATCGGCTATGACAAGACACTAGGTCGTTTTTTCCAGATTGGCATGTCCGGCGAATACCTCATGGGGATTTCGCAAACTGGCCTGACGCTGGAAAACCTCGACAGCATCTCGTCATCGCTCGATGCGTTGACCTTGAGTCTCGACACCTACTCCACGGCCGTTCAGCCGGAAATCGCACAATTCGACACGAACCATAAGCAGGGCTTTTTCAGGGGCTCGAACCTGGAGGCGACACTTGAGACGGCCGAGCAGGGGACGGACGGCCAGCGTATTTATGTGAACGGTTTTAGACCGATCACGGATGCAACGAGCGTCTTTGGTTCGTGTTCCTTTCGTGAAACACAGCAGGCTCTTGTCGTCTCCAATACGGAAGTGGCGATCAATTCGAGAACAGGGCGCTGCGACATGCGCAAGTCTACCCGGTATTCCAGGTTCAAAGTCCGGATTCCCTTGGGGGCGACCTGGACTTTTTGCGCAGGTGTCGAGCCTGACGTTATGCCAGACGGTGAGCTTTAATGGTCTATGCGCCGGGAACGCAGGAGAAGGACCTCACCAAGCTGAATATGAGCCTTCAGCAGAACGCGGCTCAGAACAAGACGAATGCGGATGGCATCACAACCAACACGACGAATATTGCCACCAACACCACGAACATTGCAACGAATACGGCAGCCATCGCGGCGATCAGTTCTGCCTACGTTACTTCTATTGCAGGCGATCATGGCGCATTCACACTCAGCAATGGTATTACGAACTCAACGAATGACCTTCGGATCGACATAGGGAATCTACCGGGAATTGCTACCAATACCGCCGCTTCTGCCGGTAAAATTGGCGAGGTCATTACCTCCGGATCGGTCACAACAGGATCGCTGTCTTCTGGCGTAACGACTAATGTCACTTCCATTTCATTGACCGCGGGCGATTGGGATATTTCGGCTTATCTCACCTTCAATACATTGGGGGCGACGAGCACTACTGACTGGACAGCAGCTATTTCAACAACTACGGCATCGCTTACTCCCGCGTCCGGCACGCTGGCTCTCCATGAACGTATTTCGGCAATGTTAGACCACTCCTTCTTCGATTCATTCCCACCCGCGCAGGTTCTGATTTCTGGAACAACCTCGTACTTCATAAATGTGCAGTGGGTAGGAAGCTCAACAGCGCCAACGGCGACAGCTATCTTGAGAGCGAGGAGAATGCGCTAATGGTCGCTTGGTCATAATGGAATTGGCCTGCGTCAATCCCGCCGACATCGAAAAGCTCTGGACCAGGATTGAAGCCCCACTGCGCCGCGCAATCGATCGAACTCAGTTGAGCGACTTCGCGAGCTGTGAAGCAGCGCTTTTCACTGGCTCGCATCTGCTCTGGCTGGCGATCGAGGGCGAGAAGATCGAGGCGATGGCTACAACGGAGCTTGCGAAGATCGGAGAGCGTAAAATCTGCAACGGAAGCCAGTGCTCGGGGGAAGAGCGCGAGCACTGGCTTCCGTTGATCGCGGGGCTTGAGAAATTTGCCAAGGATGAAGGCTGCGACGCCATGCGGATATACGGAAGACGCGGGTGGTCACGCGTGCTTAGCGGCTACCTGGTTGAGAATGTCGTGATGGAAAAGAGGCTATAATGGGCGGCCAGTCTTCAACTTCTCAGCAGCAACAGTCCACGACTGCACCTTGGGAGCCTGCACAGGGAACGCTTCAGGGCATTCTTGGGCAGGTCAATAACCTCCTGCCGAATACCGGCCTCAATGCTGGAGAGAGCGGCGCACTCAACACCATCATCAATAACTCAAACGCCACGAGCCAGTTCAATCCGCAGATCAACGGCGTCACGAGTTCGCTGCTGAACGGCGGCGGTGCCATGGCGCAGGCTCCGAATGTGCAGGCCGGCTATAATCAGTATGCTGCGAATACGTCTCCACTTGCCAACAATACCAACTACGACCCGATGTCCACTCCTGGCATTGGCGATCAGCTTCAGGCTTTGAAGGATCAGATTTCAACCAGCGTCAACGGCTCCTTTGCCGCGGCGGGTCGGGATGGTTCAGCCTATAACCAGAAGGCCTTGGGGCAGGGCATCTCTGCCGGCCTCGCGCCTATCCTTACGAACCAATACAATCAGAATGTTCAGAACCAGCAGGGCGCGGCGGGCAATCTCTACAATGCCAGCAACACCAATGCTGGGCTATTGACGGGTCTCCAGCAACAGAACCTCACGAACCAGCAGGCCGGCGTCAATCAGGTCGGAACCGGATTGCAAGCGCAGAACGCGGGTGCGACGACTGCGTTGCAGGCTTACCTTCAGCAACAGGGCATCCCGATCCAGAACCTCGGCTTGCTTGCGAGCATCGGTGTTCCGATCGCGGGGCTTGGCGGTCAGTCCACGGGGTCATCTTCGGGCACAAATCAGATGAGCGGCGCTCAGCAGTTCGCAACAATTAGTGGTGGTCTTGGCAACCTCTTCAAGGGACTTGGCGCTCTCTAATGGGACTCCTTGACGATATCCTCGGTGGCGATAATAGCAGCAACGGTATCGGCGGCTTGCTGAGCTATCTGCAATCGCCTCTTTATCGAACGCCGGACAACAGCACGCAGGACTTCTCTGCCGCCCTAAAGCAAGGCATGGGAAATCCTGACGGTCTTGTACCGATGCAAACTCCCGGCACCTGGGACCGTCCTGGCATCAACTATACGCCGGCTCCTCCTATGGCTGGGCTAAGCCCATTCACAGCGGGCGCGGCTCCGCTCGCTGGCTTGCCGAGTGCTCCGGTGATGCCACCGCAGGCTATCCCGCAAGCTGCTCCTCAAGCCGCGCCAGCCCCTCAACAGCCGCAGGAAGCGGGCCCGATCAACACAATGAATGTCGGCGGCTATCAGATGCCGCAGTTCGGGTCGGTTGCCGACTATATGCCGCAAAATACGGTCCCGGCCAATGCACAGCCAACGCAGGGCCAGCTTCCGCAGGCTACGCCACAACAGGCTTCGGCACTTCCTCCCGCGCTTCAAGAGCGCAGTATTCTAAGCCGCATCGGAAGTCCGGACGGTCTGATTGCAAGGCTAACGGGCAATGATACGCGCTCGATTGCTCAGCAAAATCTAACGGCGCAATATCATGCTATGCGGCAAACTCTCATTGATAACGGAGAAGATCCTCGCGCCGCGGCGTCGAAGGCCATGCTGGCGGTCATGAATCCAGAGGCAGGCAAGACAATCATTAATGAGGCTCTGACCAATAAGGAGAAGTTCCAGCAGACGGGTGAAGACTCGTTCGGGAATAAGACTTATGGCTTCGTAAATGAGCGTAACCAGACCATCAATGGCAAGGGGTCCGGCGATACACAAGGTAGTTCGAGTTTTCTCGCGCCTGGCGTTAAGCAGGTCGATAGCAGCCTCACAGGCAAGGACTACCTTGGGCAGTTCTCCCCCGAAGTACAAGCCGCCGTTCAAAACTATATAGACGGCAAGTCAACGCCAACAGGCAATCCACGGAAGGGCTTTACCCAAGCCGTCAAGATGATCGCTCAGAAGGTTGGCGCCGATACGGGCCAGTCCGTTGATGATGCGACCTATGCGGCGCGTCGGACCATGCGCAATCAATTGAGTTCGTCGGCACCGGCATCGTTGGGCGGCCAAATCAATATCGGCAATACGGCGGCGGGCCATCTGGCGGACCTCAGTCAGAAGGCGCTCGAGC